CCGGGTCTCTCTGGCGTCCACCCCAAGTCCAATGCTGTTGGCCCCAAAAAGCTACCGTGTCGAGGTCGTCATGGGTGCCTAGCCGCAGCCAATGGCGGCCCTCCTTCCACCGAAACTCCTCCGGCGGCTCACAACGCGCGCTCATACCCTTGTCTCCTTGGCTGCGGCGGGTGGAGTGGGAAGCGGCCGCCAGTGGGTGGCGTCTCGAATTTTGCAGACGCACCATCCGGCATCCGGGTGATACGAAGCGGCGCAAATTATCGGCTCCAGGTGAACGCCCCATTTCTCTGGGTGCAGCACGCGGGCATAAACCAGCACTTTCGTCCCATCCTTTGGCGCCGTCGCAATCGGCTGCCAGTCCTGTTCCACCGCATAGCCATCAGCGGCGAGATCGGCGGAGATGGCGTCGAGGGTGTCGAGGGCTTGTTCGGCATCGTCCAACGCAAGCCGTGTTATTGGCCCCTCGCCTTCCTCCGCTTCACGGGCCGCAACGATGGTCCGCATCCGTTGCGCCACGGCCTCCAACGCTTGCAAGCGGGTCATACCGGCACCTCATCATCCTGCGCCGCCGCCGGGGCTTCCGTGACGGGGGTTTCTTTCATGCGTTCAGCCGCAGCCTTGCGCGCGTCCTCCACCTGTTCAAACGCGGCGGGGCGCAACTCCTTCAGCTTGGCGATGCGCTGGCCGTCGTTGTCGATGATGTCGTAATAATCCTGCGCGTTTTTCACGGCTTGAAACGCTTCAATGATTTGGCGCGGGGTGCGGCCGTTCGTGGTGGGTTGCGGCGTCTCCGGCACAGCAACGGTTTCGATGGTGGGGCCGCTGTAAGCCTGCTGTGGGGCAGGCTCCATTTCCTCCGGCGCATACACCCCAAGCATGACCTCGGGGGCGTAGCGCCGCGCCCACACGCGGGCGCCGTGGTAGGCAAGCTGTTGGTCAAGTTGTGTCGTCCACATCTTGTTCGTGGTGCGGGCATCGGCTGCCTTTACGTCCACGCAGCGCGGCGTCGTCTCGCCTGCCAGCGTGGCCGACACGCGGACGGTGCGAGCGTTGCCCTCGCCCGTGTAGTCGTATGACAGGCGCGTGGCCAAGGCGCCGGACGTGTGCAGCGCGGCGGCAACCAACTTGCCTTCGAACATCAGCTTGCCTTGGATCACAGACGTGGACTGCGCCACGGCAAACGGGGACATACCCCAACGGGACGCCTGTTCGATGACCATCAGGCAGTCTCCGGGGCTGCCCTGAAGGTGGTTCGGGACCAGCTTGCCGCGCGACATCATTTCGGCCAGGCGCACCGCCTGATCCATGGATTGCGGCACGAGGGCGTTGCCGCCTTGGGTAGTGGTGAGGCTCATGGTTATTTGCTCCTAATGGTGAGCGTCGGCATGCCATTCGCCATCTCAGCCCCGGCGATGGGAATACCTTCACTCAGCAGTTGTTTAGTTTTGGCTTTGTCCAGTTCCCGCACTGTGCGGAAACATTCCTCCGGCAGCGCCGTTTCGTCCGTGATAATCAGCCCCGGCCTTCCAGCCGACACGCTCACGGTGAACTCCGGGTGCTTCCACTTCTGCGTTCCCGCCGCTTCCATGACGGTCAGCAGCAAGCCCCGCATCGTCTCCGCGCGGCGCTTGGCCCGGTCGCGGCGTGTGGCCAACGCCACCAGCCTTTCGCCAATCGCGTCAACGTCTGCCTCAGCCTCGCCAACGGCCCGCACCAGCAGCGTCACAATATGCGCGGCGTCTGGCACGTCCTGTTCGATGGCGGCCAGTAACGCGGCTTCGTCGGTGTCTGGCGTGAGGGCGGCCAGGTCTGCCACACGCGCGCGGATGGCGCTGGTGACTAGGGCGATTTGGAGGGTGTTCATCGCCAAAACCTCCACTTCTTCGGCGCCGGCTTCATCGGCTCCGGCGGATCCATCAGCTTGTCGGCTACGTCATGCAGCGCAAAAACAATCGCGCGCATCTCCACGAGCTCGCACGCGGGCAGGCGCCGGAGGTTTCCCGCCTCGATCTTCCCGTGCATCTGTGCGGCCACCTGGCGCAGCCGGATCGCAGCGGGCTGGCGGTCATCCATAATCGCGCGTAAGGCGGGGCTGGCGACGGTTTGGAACCCGGTAATGGCGTTCATGTCAGCGCACTCCAAAGCGAAACAGCCGCCCCAACCCAAGCCGCCACGGACAGCGCCGAGGCGTTGACGATATCACAAGTTCGGGCAACGCCGGCTTGCACGTCGCCAATTAGGCAGAAGCCGAAAAACATGCCCACCACGCCGCAAACGGTGGCGGGGAGAAGGTGGAGTAGGTTCCATGTCATTACACAACCTCCCTCGGCATCGGCGCCGGCAACCCTAGCGGCAGAATGAACGGCAGCGCCGGAAACACGGTCTCGCGCATTTCGGCCAGCCATTGCGCGTCATCTGCGATATGTTCGGCCAGCACGGCGCGCCAGTGGGGATCGGTTTCCTTTTCAAGCTGCGCAAGTTGCCCGGCCAAATCGCGGGCGGCATCTTCCACGTCTTCGGCAGTGTATTGGACCATGTAGGAGGGGGTCACGACCGCACCTCCTGCACCAACCCCAACACATCAAACCCTCGCTCCCGCAGCCGCTCCCGCACATGCTCAATCTCGTGCGGCTCAACACCTGGCAGCCAACGATCCAGCGCGTAGGCCAGCGCGTCATCGGCGGGGGAGAGGGTGGGGACGGCAACGATGCTGTGAATGGTAAGGGTCATCCCACGCACTCCCCCACCCGATCCGCCGCCCACTCGTCCAGCAGCGCCACCCGTTCGGCGCAATCCGTGCGCGGCATCATGTCGAGCAGGCCGGCGACGATATCGCTCCAGCCGTAACCGGGCGCCATGCAGTGGTTATCGGCATCGATGCGGGCGATCACGTCAAGCGCCGCCTGGATTGCCGCCCGCACGCGCTCATTGTCGATGTGCGCGGCGAAGGCCAACTTGACGACGGCGGACGTCATGGCGCGGCCGGGGCCGGCGTTGTAGGCGGTTGTGGTGTAGTTGTCGGGAAAGTTGGACATTACACAGACCCGATACGGCGCTTGTTGTATTCTTTCATTCGGGCAGAACGCTGCATACGGACTGCATCGGAGATTGTGTAGTGCTTTGTCAGTGCGCGCAAGCTGCCATCTTTTTTAAGCAGCCTTACCGTTTTAACCAACGCAACGATATCCGCATGCGCTTGCATAGCGCGCGTAAACGGGATTTGCGCGGCTTCAACAATTCGGGCTGCCTCTGCGTTGATATCCTGTTCCGTCATGTCATCCTCCGTTTTCAGTGACGCCACGTTGCCAGAACGGCAAAGCCCCGTCAACCATTAAAATGCCGCGCCGGCAAACTTTTCCCGCTTGACCCAACTTGCCATTATGGCCACACTTCCGGCCATGACCCTGCACGAATATCTCCGCCAAAACAAAATCCCCCTCCGCGAAATGGCCGCGATGCTTGGCCGCGATGCCTCCGAGGTGTCGCGCTGGGCAACCGGCCGGCGCGTGCCACCGTTGGAGATAGCGTTGGAAATCCAGCGCGCGACCAACGGAGCGGTTGAGCCGCAATCGTTTGTGCGGGACGGCGCAGCATGAGCGCCGGCAAGGCGCTCCCCCCATGGGACGAAGCCACCACCGCCGCCGTGCGCGAATGGGCGGCGGCTGGCGTGTCGCAACGAGAGATCGGGCGGCGCCTCGGCATGGCGCAGTTTTCCGTGGCGCTTCGGATGACGGATGCCGGGATAGAAACGAAAGTCCGCAAACCCCGCAGCGGCGAGATGGACCGCGCGGGCGCCGTGCTGGTGGAGCATTTCGCCACCCATCCCAACCTGAAAGCGCTTCTAGTGCTCTACGGGAAAGCGCGCGGCACCGACACGGTGACGATGAAGGGCATGCGCGCTCACTCTCGCAAGCTGCGCCTTGTGCGGCTAGGCGAAAGCATGTGGGAAGGCGCCAAGCGCGGTGCAATTAAGGTTCAGGCCATCCACGCGGCGGCGGCTGTCGAGTTGGCGCCGGTCCTGCAAGCGTCGCTCAACCTTACGTTCTCCGTTCCCGTAAGCGCAAAGGCGCTGGGGATCAGCCAGAAGCGGGCGCGTCGCCTGGTGCGGCTGCAGATGGTGACGGTTCCGCCCCGGCCGAAGGTGGCTAAGGCGCCGAAGCCCAAGCCGCCGCCCGCGCCGCGTAAGCCCAACAAGCTGCCGAAATCGTGGGTGCGCGACAACAGCCCGCGCGCGCCCAAGCCCCGATACGAGAGCGTCGAGGCGTTCCTTGCGGCGGGCGGGCGTATCCAGGTTTGCCCTGCGGCAGCAGCGGCAGTCACGACGGCCACGCTGGACGAGGGGCGCGACGTGATCCGGCGTTATCACGAAGCGGCCGGCGAAACGGGTAACTGGAAAGACCGCGCGAAGAAGAAGATCGGGCGGCTGCATTTCGGAGCAAGCGCATGACCGAAGACGAAGCCAAACAGGCCACCTACGCCGCCACCCGCCGCACCGCTACGCGCCCGGTTCGTGTGATCGGGCAGCCCATCATGGATAGCCCGCCGCGTATTGTTTACCGCGTCGATATGGAGGCGGAGATACGGGCGCAGATGGCGCAGGCGGGGTTTGAGTTTGCGGACGAGCCGCCGGGCGTGGGGAACTTCTGGTGATGCTGCATCCCGATTATTCCGCGTTCCTTGCGTCAAAGGCCCCGCGCCCGCGGGCTGTTGGAATAGAGCCGGGCGAGATGCCATCGCATCTGTTCGACTACCAGGCCGAATGCGTCCGCTTTGCTTTGCGCCAAGGCCGCGCCGCCATGTTCCTTGATACCGGGCTGGGGAAGACGCGCATTCAGCTTGAATGGTGCCGCCAAGCCGCCGAAGCAAGCAATGGGCGGGCGCTACTCCTGACGCCGCTCGCAGTGGCCCGGCAGATTGAGCGTGAGGGCTTATCGCTGGGTTACGACGTGCGCGTGATCCGCCACCAGGACGAAGCCCGCGACGGCATCAACGTATGCAATTACGACCGCCTTGCCGCACTTGATACCGTGCAATTCGGCGCCGTTAGCCTAGACGAAAGCTCGATCTTGAAGAACTTCACGGGCGCCACGACGCGCGCGTTGATCGCTTCCTTTGAAGGCCACCGGTTCAAGCTGGCCAGCACTGCCACGCCAGCCCCGAACGATCATATGGAGCTGGGCACGCACGCGGAGTTTCTCGGCCTGATGCGAAGCGTGGAGATGCTGTCGCGCTGGTTCATCAACGACACCGCCACCGCAAGCCAACAGTGGCGCATCAAGGGCCACGCGCAGGATGCGTTCTGGGATTGGGTGGCGTCGTGGGCGCGGTGCGCAGAGACGCCGGCAGACCTCGGATATGACGCATCGCGTTTCGTGCTGCCTCCGTTGAACATCCACCGGCACAAAGCGGCAGGTGATACCCGTGCGGCGGCCGGGATGTTGTTCGCATCCGATTTATCCGCAACGAACATGCACGCCATAAAGCGCGAGACGGCACAGGCGCGCGCCGAGGCTGTAGGCGCGTTGGTGGCCGCCGAACCAGGCGAACCGTGGGTGATCTGGTGCGACAATGACGCCGAGGCTGACGCGCTAATGCTGGCGGTGCCGGGCGCGGTGGAAGTGCGCGGATCACACACGCCGGAACGCAAAGAGGCGGCCCTGACGGCGTTTGCCATGGGCGAGGCGCGATACATTATCACGAAGCCGTCCGTAGCCGGCATGGGCCTAAACTGGCAGCACGCCGCCCGTGTGGCGTTCGTGGGCCGCAGCTTCTCCTACGAGGCTTGGTATCAGGCTGTGCGACGGTGCTGGCGGTTCGGCCAGACGCGGCCCGTTGACGTTCACCTGATCGTCGCCGAGGGCGAGGATCAAATCGGCCGCGTGATCGATCGGAAGGCCGGCGACCACGCCACAATGAAACGCGCCATGGCTGCGGCTATGGCCCGCAATCGGAATGTCGAGGCGCAGACCCGCATTCCCTATCAACCCACTCATACCGGGAGGCTGCCGCAATGGATGACGGCGTGAAGGTGCCTGTTCCGCAATGGTTGCAGGATGCAGTAAGGCCTAATTTGTATCGTGCCGACAAAAGCGCGCCGCCGCCGAATAAGCCTGATCCGGTGTCGCAGGAAGTGGCGACCGCGTTTATGGCGGAAATCGTCAAATTGTGTCGGGTTCATGGCGTATGGCTGGCGCATGAGGACGCTTACGGCGGGTTCATGGTGCAGCGTGAAAACACTGAAGCATGGCTGATGAGGGGGTTTGGAGCATGAGCGAAATTACCTGCTTGAACTCTGCCCACGGAGATCGATGGACCGCCATCAACGGCGATAGCTGCGACGTGCTGGCGCAGTTGCCTGATGCGTCCATCGGTTTCTCTGTCTACTCGCCGCCGTTCGGCGATTTGTTTGTCTACTCGGAAAGCGAGTGCGACCTTGGCAATTCGGTGAACGACGCCGAGTTTTTCGCCCACTACGAGTTCATCATTCGGCAGAAGCTGCGGATCACGAAGCCGGGCCGCATGTCCGCCGTTCATTGTTCGGATCTGCCCACGCGCAAGTGGAAAGATGGCGTGATTGGAACAAAGCCGTTCTCCGATGATATCGTGGCCGCGCATCTCCGCGCCGGATGGACGTTTGTGCGGCGCGTGACCATCTGGCGCGATCCCGTGGTGGAGATGACGCGGACCAAGGCGCTGCACTTGCTGCACAAGCAAATCCTGAAAGATAGCACATGCTCGTGGCCGGGCACGCCTGACTACCTGCTGATCTTTCGCGCGCCAGGCGAGAACGCCGAACCCGTGGGCCACAAGCCGGCGGATTTCCCCGTTGAACTTTGGCAGAAATGGGCGAGCCCGGTTTGGTTCGATATCAGCCAAACGGCAGTGCTGAACAACAAAGCCGAGGCGTCGAAGTGGATCGGTGACGCGCTGAGCCTGGATATGGCCCGCGAGGCTGCTGACGAGCGCCATCTGTGCCCGCTGCAACTGCCTCTGATCGACCGCGCCGTTACGATGTGGAGCAACCCCGGCGACGTGGTGCTCTCTCCGTTCCTCGGTATCGGTTCCGAGGGCGTTGTTTCCGTGAAGCGGGGGCGCCGGTTTTTTGGGTGTGAACTCAAGCCTTCGTATTGGCGCCAGGCCGTGCGGGCGCTTGAAGGTTCCGAGCGTGGCGCGGTGGATCTGTTCTTTGAGGCCGCCGATTAATGAAACCCGAAGCCCGCCTCCGAGCTCGATGCCGCCTTTTCCTACAATCCCACCTACTCGCCCCGTGCTGGTTCACTGCAATCGAACACGGACGCAAACACACAGGCACGGCAGAGCAACGCGCCCGAGAGTGGCAGCACCTACAGGCGCAGGGCGTTAAGCAGGGCGTGGCCGACGTGCTGGTGCTGGCGCCGGGGTTCGCGTTCATGGCGGAACTCAAGGCCGGCGCGAATAAGCAAAGCCCGGCGCAGGTGGAGATGCAGCGCGTGATGGACACGTTGCAGCACGGGTATGCCGTCTGCCGCTCCGTCGAACAACTAGGCGAGGCCCTACAGCGCCACGGCATCCCGCTAGCGGCTGGCTGGCAAATAGCCGCTATGCACCACGATGCCGCGCTGGACGTGCCCACCAAGGGCCACAACAAGCCGCCGCGCACTCGCACCGCCAAACCCACGGCGCGGGGGCTGAAGACGTTGGCGAGGGCGCGGCAGGCGGGGATTTTTACGTGAGAGTCTTGGACCTGTTCAGCGGCATCGGCGGCTTCTCCCTTGGCCTAGAGCGGGCGGGAATGACGACCGCCGCCTTCTGTGAAGTTGACCCGTTTTGCCGCCGCGTGCTGGCGAAACACTGGCCGAAGGTGCCCTGTTACGATGACGTGCGAACCCTCACAGGCGAGCGCCTGGCAGCAGACGGAATTTCCGTGGATGTCATTTGCGGCGGGTTCCCCTGCCAAGACATCAGCGTTGCTGGAAACGGGGCAGGCCTTGTCGGCGAACGGTCGGGCCTATGGCGCGATTACGCCCGACTTATTGGCGAGATACGACCCCGCTTCGTCATCGTGGAGAACGTCGCAGCACTCCTTTTTCGGGGGCTTGGAGACGTTCTCGGAGACCTGGCCACGTTCGGGTATGATGCGGAGTGGCATTGCATCTCAGCTGCCGCCGTTGGTGCCCCTCACAGGCGGGATCGGGTGTGGATCATCGCGTATCAGCGCGTGGCCGACGCCGACCGCCGACAAGGTCTCCACGACCTCCAACTGCACCCCAGCGATGGCGGAGAGGTATCTCAGAAGGGGACGGTTGGGGAGCTTCATCGAGGGGGTCGCGGCGAGGATGTGGCAGACGCCAGCGGCCAGGGACTACCGGTTCCCCAACGCGAAGCCCTACTCGGAACGGGGAGGTGGAACGAAGGGCGTGCAGCTTCCGGAGGCGGCGGGTGGCCCCCTGAACCCTGTGTGGGTCGAGTGGCTCATGGGGTTTCCGCTCGGGTGGACAGACTGCGGGCCATCGGCAACGCCGTCGTCCCGCAAATCCCGGAGTTGATCGGCCGCGCCATCATGAGGGCGGCAGCATGAGCCCCGACTTCATCGAAATGGCCGGCCAAACCATCGGCAACCTCCAAGTCATCGACTACGCGCGGACAGGCAACCACGGCGCGCATTGGGTGGTGATGTGTCTCGACTGCAAATCGCAGCAGATCGAGCGCGGGTGCAATCTGCGGAAGGCGCAGAAGCGGCCGGGGTGGCGGATTGTTTGTAAGGGGTGCGGGAAGTGAGCGATCCTTTCCACATCACCGGCCCCGCTATTATTAGCGT